AAGCGGTGATTATATCATTGGAGAAACTGAAAAGCGTATCTGAGCAAGAATTCAAAACCTGTAGTGATTTGATCGAATCTTTTGATTTTGATGGATCAATAAATCAAGATTGGCTTGTAAATGAAACAGAGAATTTTTGTAAAGACAAGGCAATTTATAATTCTATTATGGATTCAATCCAGATCATTGATGGAAAAGATTCAAGTAGAAATAAAACAGCAATACCAGAACTGTTATCAAAGGCATTGTCTGTTTCTTTTGATGTTCATATCGGACACGATTACACAAATGATTCAGAGAAGCGATTTGAATTCTATCACCAGAAAGAAAGAAAAATTGCATTTGATATCGAATACATGAACACAATCACTGCTGGTGGCACACCAACTAAGACATTAAATGTTGTAATGGCTGGCACTGGCGTAGGTAAATCATTATTCCTATGTCACCATGCAGCAAATTGTCTTGTTCAAAACCACAATGTTCTTTACATCACTTGCGAGATGGCAGAAGAAAGAATCGCTGAGAGAATCGACGCGAATCTTTTAGATGTAACTATGGATGATCTCAAAGATATGCCTTTGAGTTCATATATGATGAAGATAAACAATGTAGTCAAGAATATCAATTCAAGACTCATCATCAAGGAGTATCCTACTTCTAGTGCAGGATCTACCCACTTCCGAGCACTGTTAGACGAATTGCAAATCAAGAAGGGATTCAAACCAGATATTATTTTCATTGATTACTTGAATATTTGTGCATCGTCTAGAATTCGCAACAATGGTGCTGTGAATTCCTATACGCTCATTAAAGCGATTGCTGAGGAACTTAGAGCACTCGCAGTGGAGAAAGACATTCCTATTTGGACTGCGACACAAACAAACCGAGAAGGATACTCAAACACGGATGTTGGTCTTGAGAACACTTCTGAATCTTTCGGACTTCCAGCCACAACTGATTTTATGATTGCTTTGATCTCTACTGAGGAGTTGGAAGAAGCAAATCAGATAATGGTGAAACAACTGAAGAATCGATATAACAATGCTATGTCGAATAGAAAATTTGTAATTGGATTAAATAGATCCAAGATGAAACTATTTGACATTCCATCTGTTGAACAGCCAACTCTCGTGGCTGGCAATACCACGGATGAACAGGAAGCCGGTGCTGGTTATGACATGAGAGACAAATTCAAGAAAATGAAAACATCCTCAACGGGTGATTGGAAATTCTGATGTCTACTTATATTGACAAAATGTTCATAAACATAATTTCTCCAATGTTGGAGAAGTTTGCATGGAAGAAAGAAACGCTTGCAAATTGCAGATGTCCAATTTGTGGAGATTCACAAAAGCACAAGAATAAGGCTAGAGGATTTTTCTTTCAAAAAGGAAATGATTTCTTTTACAAGTGCCATAATTGTAATTTTAGTAGTAATTTGTATAACTTCTTAGAACAGGTTTCCCCCAATCATTGCAAAGAATATGCAATACAAAGATGGAAGAATGGGGAAAATGGTAAGTCAAACTACAAGAAACCGAAGATAAAGTTTGAGAAACCACAATTCAAAAAAACAGAATTGACCGATTGTATCCCTGTTTCTGATTTAGAAGAAAATCATCCATGTAAAAAATATGTCATCTCTAGAAAGATTCCAAAAGAATCAATGCATATTCTTTATTATACAAATAACTTTGGTAATGTCGTAAAGACAATCGATCCAGAGAAGGATGGAGTCATAGGTAAAGAAGAAAGATTAGTAATACCAATTTATGATGAATCTGGATCTCTGATCGGAGCACAAGGAAGATATATTGGCGCCAATAAAAAGACAATTCGCTATATCACAGTTAAAAGAGAAAACTCATCTAGATTGTGGTATGGTTTGAATAGAGTAAAAGATGAACCAGTTTATATTGTAGAGGGGCCAATTGATTCTTTGTTTTTACCAAACTGTGTGGCAACTCTTGGTATGGATTCTTCTATGGAATTACCAGACAAAATTAAAGACAAGAATGTGATATTTGTAATAGATAATCAACCGAGAAATAGAGATGTAGTGGAAACGCTACAAGATCTCATTAAAAGAAAATTTAACGTAGTTATTTGGCCAAATACCATAAAAGAAAAAGATATAAATGATATGGTTTTGTCTGGTAAAACTTCAGATCAAATAATTGAAATTATTAAACAAAACACATATAATGGTTTGCAAGCACAATTAAAATTAAATGAATGGAAGAAAACATAATGGATCAAGAAAGCGATGACTTCTTTGAAGAGTACGGAGAAGAAATGACAAAATCATTTTTAAACTTTGGAATACATTTCAAAGAATATGTTTGTGAAATGAATAACGAATTGTGCAATACTGCAATAGAATATGGACATTCTTTTGCAAAGCAATATGGAATAGAAGTTAAAAAAGAAAACGACGAATTTTATTATTCTGCCATAGAGGACACAGAAGAAACCGATTTTGTTTATTCGATAATAATGATTTACATGAGGTTTGCAGACAAGGTAAAGGAAGTAGATCCTGATTTGTGGCAAAAAGCGGTAGAGTATTCCTCCGATTATGGTGGAGTTGGTAGAGTGAAATTTTATCATACAGACAAAGAAAAAGAGGAAGAAGATGAAAAAGATTAATGTTTTAGATCATGGTCACGTTGAATATGTTATGCATATGGGAGATGATTTGGCAGTAGTGAACGCTGCTAGAGTTTCCTTTAATAAGGAAAGCACTTTACAAGAAAATGGAATCTTGTCTGATAAGGATAAAAAATTAATTGCTTACTTGGCCAAGCATAAGCATTGGACACCATTTGCACATCCACAAATTACACTTCGTATTAAGGCTCCAATTTTTATTCGAACTCAACTATTTAAGCACAAGGTTGGATTTGTAGAAAACGAAGTTTCCCGTCGATATGTCAGTGATCCTCCAGTTGTTTATAATCCACGATGGAGAGGCAAACCAACAAATGGTGCAAAACAAGGGTCTGAGGATTTCATGGAAATTGACGAAGCATACAATACAACAAATAGACATTATGAATTTACTGTAAATGAAGCACTTCAAACATACGAAGAACTCCTGAAGCGAGGAGTTGCGCCAGAACAAGCAAGATCTATTCTTCCACAAGGAACTTACACTGAGTGGTGGTGGACTGGTTCTCTTTCCGCCTACGCTAGAGTTTATCACCAAAGAATTGATTCCCACGCACAATGGGAAGTTCAGCAATACGCTAGTGCAATTGCCAAAATAATCGAACCTCTCTTTCCAATCTCTTGGAAGACACTGACTACATAAAACACCAACTTTAAAAATTAGGAGCAACAAATGAGTTTACCAAGTCTTTATCAGGATTTTATTCACCTTTCGCGTTATTCAAGATGGATTGAAAGCGAAGGAAGAAGAGAAACATGGGAAGAGACTGTTCGTAGATATTTTGATTTTTTCGAAAATCATCTTAAAAACGAACACAAGTTTATTCTTACCAAAGAACTTCGTAGTGAATTAGAAACCGCAGTACAGAACTTGGAAATCATGCCAAGCATGAGAGCATTGATGACTGCCGGTGAAGCACTCCAACGAGACAACACAGCAGGATATAATTGTTCATATGTTGCTGTGAACCGAGTGAGGGCTTTTGATGAAATTTTATACATACTCATGTGTGGTACAGGTGTGGGCTTCTCAGTTGAGAGGCAATATGTTGAGAAACTTCCAACTATTGCAGAGGAGTTCACGAACAGTGAGACCACTATTGTTGTCCAAGATAGCAAGGCTGGTTGGGCTAAAGCGTATAGGGAACTTGTCTCCCTACTTATTGGAGGTCAAATTCCAAAGTGGGATGTGTCAAAGGTTCGTCCTGCTGGCGCAAGACTTAAAACATTTGGGGGTCGTGCATCGGGACCGGGGCCGTTGGAAGATCTCTTTAGGTTTACAACTGAAACTTTTAAGAAGGCTTCAGGAAGAAAACTCACTTCCATCGAATGTCATGATATCGTTTGTAAGATTGCAGAAGTTGTCGTGGTCGGAGGTGTGCGAAGATCAGCACTTATTTCACTTAGTAACCTCACTGATGAAAGAATGCGCGATGCAAAATCAGGAGCATGGTGGAACGACAATCCACAGCGCGCATTGGCCAACAACTCCGTTGCCTATAAAGAAAAACCAGACATGGGAATCTTTATGGAAGAATGGATGTCACTCTATAAGAGCAAGAGTGGTGAGCGCGGGATCTTCAATCGCGAGGCTTGCAAGAAGACTGTTGCCAAACTAGGTGATCGTCGTGATCCAAACTATGAGTTTGGAACCAATCCTTGCTCTGAAATCATCCTACGCGACCGTGAGTTCTGTAACCTCACAGAAGTCGTTGTAAGAGCAGATGACACAGCAGACAATCTTGCTCGTAAGGTGCGTCTAGCGACGATTCTAGGTACGTTCCAAGCGTCTTTAACGAACTTCCCATACCTCTCAAGCGAATGGAAGAAGAACTGCGAAGAAGAGGCACTACTTGGTGTATCCCTAACAGGCATTCTTGATAATGAAAATATGTGTAATGATGTAATCAATTTGGAGAAGGGTTTGGTTTCTCTGAAGAATATGGCAATAAAGGTGAACGCAGAGTATTCCAAGAAGATTGGAATCAATCCCGCTGCTGCTATTACCTGTGTAAAACCATCTGGAACTGTATCTCAATTGGTGGATGCTGCTTCTGGAATTCACCCAAGACACTCTCAGTATTACATCCGCACAGTTCGTGCAGATCAAAAAGATCCATTGTGCAAGATGATGATTGATATGGGATTCCCATACGAGAAGTGTGTTATGAAACCAGATTCTGTGATGGTATTCTCGTTCCCAACAAAGTCACCAGATGGTTGCTTGACAAGAAATGATTTGGGAGCAATAGAGCACTTGGAGTTATGGTTGACTTATCAAAGATATTGGTGTGAACACAAACCCAGTATCACAATCACAGTTCGCGAAAACGAATGGATGGATGTTGGTGCATGGGTATACAAACACTTTGATGAGATCAGTGGTATTTCGTTCCTACCACACAGCGATCACAATTACCGTCAAGCACCATATCAAGAATGCACAAAAGATGAATATGATGCATTGCTTGCAAAAATGCCTCAAAATGTCAACTGGTCTGATCTTGTTAAGTATGAGAAAGAAGACAAGACATCAGGAACACAAACATTTGCTTGCAGCGGTGATAAGTGTGAAGTAGTTGATATAACTTCATGATGAAAGTTGGTTCCTTGTTTACAGGGGTAGGAGGCCTTGATCTCGGTTTTGAGAATCAAGGCTTTTCTATTTCTTGGGCATGTGACAAGGAAAAAACATGCAGAAAAATTTTGTCTAAAAGATTCCCCTCGGCTAAAATCTATGATGATGTTTGTAGCATAGATCCAACTGAAGTGTCTCCAGTTGATGTAGTTGTGGGTGGGTTTCCGTGCCAAGATTTGTCCGTTGCTGGAGATAGAAAAGGATTAGCAGGAGAAAGATCAGGTCTATTTTATGAATTTATTCGAATCGTCAGAGATATGCCAAAAAGACCATCCTTCGTGGTGGTCGAAAATGTCCCCGGAATGCTCACAAGCAATAACGGAAAAGATTTCGGTATCGTCCTCTCTGAAATGGTCAAACAGTGGAGTCCTAAATCTATCGCGTGGAGAACACTGGACAGTAGATTCTTCGGTGTTCCCCAAAGAAGAGAAAGAGTCTTCGTTGTTGCAGATCTTGCAGAAGAACGTGCCTCAAAAATACTTGCTCTTGAGGAAGACATGCGCGGGGATATTAGAAAGAGGGAAGCGAAAGGGAAAAACTCTGTTTCCACCTTTAGCGAACTCTTTGACGAATATGTTGAAGAATATCCCATAGCAATTCGCAAGTCAAGAAAAGCACAAACCACATCTGATTTTGAAACATGGGTTCAAACGGATTACGCAAACACTTTAAATTTATTTGACATAAACCAAAGATCTAGCAATCTAGTCATAGAAAGCAAGAATGAAGTTCGTATGCTAACTCCAATTGAATGTGAAAGACTGCAAGGATTTCCAGACAACTGGACTGAAGGTCTTTCTGATACTTCAAGATATAATCAGATGGGAAATGCAGTAACAGTAAATGTTGCAGAATGGCTTGCAAATAGGCTTAAAATGTCTATATAATTGTACAGGGGTAGTGGCCGGACCCGCTCCGCCTCAGGATCAATTGAAGCATCGATCTTCAGGCCGCCGGAACCACTACTCCTGTTAAGTTTCTAAATACTATATGATGACGATATATGCGGGTATAGATTACAGTTTAACTTCACCAAGCATCTGCATTTATAATACAGACAATGGTGAATTTGCATTTGAAAAATGCATGGTTTATTTTCTAACAGATGTGAAAAAACTAAACACAGTATTTTTAGGAAATGTTCGTGGGGAGTCTTTTGAGGATTATAATAACCAATGTCAGAGATACGACACAATATCGGAATGGGCAATTCAATACCTAATCGGTTGCAAGATGGTTGGCATAGAAGACTACGCTTACGCGGCCAAGGGAAGAGTGTTTCACATAGCGGAAAACACTGGCATCTTAAAGTACAAACTATTTCAACAGATGATACCTGTGGAGACAATACCACCAACCGTGGTGAAAAAGAATGCGACTGGCAAGGGGAATGCGGACAAAGAATTGATGTACAAAGCTTTTGTCTCCGAAACTGGCGTGATGCTGAAAGATATTATTACCCCCAATAAAAAAGATGTCGGAAACCCCGTTTCCGACATCGTAGACTCTTATTACATCTGTAAGAGTCTTTGGCAGAGTGTTTCTGCCAAAGAATAATAGGTTTATTTTTTCAAATCTGCATAAAGTATAAATACTCTATCAGTTGAAGTGGGGATACCTTATCAACACCTCTCATATTGGGATTATCCCAGAGTGTAATGGCTGGATCACCTCCTTGTAATAGGGGTCCCTTTGAAGAGTTTACACAGTGAGAGTGCTTCGGTAAAACCATATTAATCCTTTTTCGCACTAAACTTTAACTGCTATCCTAGCCCGAGGAGCAAACAACACACTTAAGGTGTGTTTTTTGTTTCTTCTTTTGGTTCGTCTTTTTCTAGTCCGTCATCACAGAGAATTGGTTTACGAATGAATTCTCTGTATGCCCAGAATAAAGATATTACCAAGACAGGAGCATACCAGAAAACCCAACTATATGATTGTTGTGCAACTCCTGGCTCATTTATTCTATCTTTCATGCCAAGAATTATTGGATTGTCTTTTGTGGTGTCTGGTACAATTGTTGGAGTTGTATCACACGCCGCAAGAAGTAGTGACAATACTGGAAGAATAAATTTCATTTGTTGTCCTTATGATTTATTAGAACCGGCAGCAGAACCAAAATAGAAACCAACTATGCTGAGAAGAATTTGTCTATTCTCAGATGTATAGAGGAATCCATTTATTTGAACGAAGAACTTTCTGGTGGTTTCAGGAATTAAACCAAAGAATCCTTCTGGGTTCTTTGCATCAACTTCTACAAAGGTTGGAAGTCCAAAGAACGGTAAGATAAATGGTGCAGCAAGAGTTGCAAATAGAACTGTTAGAACTATGAATTGTCTGACTCCCCTACCAACATCAAGTGGTACTCTTTGAGCAGCCTTGTCTTGATTCTGTGTGGTTTGTTTATTTGCTTCCATTGCCATCTGGAACATTTCTTTTTGATCTTGGGCTCTTTGGGCCCAGTATCGAAATAGAAATCCGGTGATTCCACCGCCTAGCATGGAA